AAAATATTGAATCAAAAGATTATTATACAATAAAATTTTATATGAATGAATTTCATTTAAAAATAATTAATATTATTTCTATAATTGAATCTAAAAATGAATTCTTAGAATATAAAAAAGTACTTCTTAAAGATCTAAATGCTTTTAAAACATATCATGAAAACTATTATAATAATTTAATTGAAAATTTTGATAATATTAAAAATAATAATTTATTATTACCTTATTTTTACATTTATTTTTCATATTCAAGATTTTATGATCTTTTTTTTTAATCAAAAAAATTAGATATAAATTAATAAATTTTACTTTATGAAAATTATCAAAAAAAGATCATTTTATGATCTACACAACAAATTTTTTATTATTTTTCCACTCACCACAATACCAATATATAATTTTGTTATTTTCTTTCTTAACTTCTTCTCCATAACCTTTTCTATATCCTTTATACCATTGACCATTATATGAATAACCATTTTCATAAATCATAATACCTTTTCCTTGTTTAAGATCATTGAACCATTCTCCTTCATAAACAGAATTATTATAATATTTCATTATACCATATCCATGTTTATTATAATTTTTAATTTGACCTTTATATGAATCATAAAAATTATTTCTGATAAATGATTTAATTTCTCCTTCATAAATTTTATTATCACACCAATTTCCTTTATATTCATTTATAACTTTACCGTTTCGTAATATGAATAATATTCCTTCTCCATTACATTTATCATTTTTAAAATTTCCTTTATAATAATTTTTATTATTCCAAGTATAAGTACCTTTTCCAATTTTTCGATTATTAACCCATTCACCTTCATATTTTGAACCATCAGAATAATTCATAATTCCAAATCCATTTCGTTTTCCATTTATCCAATCTCCATAATATTGATTATTAGACCATATTAATTTACCTTTACCATTTCTCAAACCATTTATAATACACCCATAATATTTAAAATTTGGATTAATTAAAATAATATTATTTTCATTAATATGATCATTATTTTCTTTATATTTTAATAATTTTTTTTTAAAATAAAATTCTTTTTCATAATAATTAACTTCTTTCCATTCAGAAATAATTTTATTCATAATAAAATTTTGATTTAAAATTCCTTTTACTGGATTATTTGTAACTGGAGATATTTTTTTATTTTTTAACCAATTTTTAATATTTTCTTCATCATATGTGTATCCATCATCTAAACAAACTGGACTTACAATTAATTTATTATCTATTGGACAACATAAATTCTTTGAACAATTTTGATTATATAAAATTAATTTATTTTTCATATTATCTTATAATAAATAAATCTATACAAAAAAAAAATTAATTCAATTTTTCAACTTTACAAGGTAAATTATCTTTCCATACTCCATCATAAATTACTTTGTTATCATTATCAATCAATTTACCATTTCCTTCTCTTTTATTATTTTTGAATTCTCCATTATATTTATATTTGTTGCTGTAATATATTATACCATTTCCACACCTTAAATTATTTTCCCAATTACCAACATATTTAACTTTGTTTACATATATCATTTCACCAAATCCATCTTTGTTATTATTACTCCAATTTCCATCATATTTATAATAGTTATCTATCTTATATAAATTATCATCTATATTCCATTCATTTTCATTAGGTTGTTTAACTTTAACGTCATAATCATCTTTACTTTCTTGATTTACCACTATTTTAACATCATAAACAAATTCATTATCTTCTTGTTCTAAATATACTACAGTATCAGAAAAAATAAGATCATCTTCAGTTGCAAAAATATCAGAAAAAGCTTCATTTTCTTGATTTGATATAGATTCATTAATATTAAAATCTGTATTTATATTATTTATAATGAAATTATTTTGATTAAAAAATAATAGAATATGTTTGAGATGTTTTTTACCATCCTTATAATAAAAAACTCCATTACCATGTCTTTTATGATTTAAAAAATAACCACTATAAACTTCAGAATTATTATAAAATATATCTCCGTAATTTAAATTATCATTTATAAAACATCCTCTAACTTTGTCTCCATTTTTAAAATAAAGATATCCTGTTTTATCATTTTTTAAATTATTTAACCAATTACCTTCATAAATATCACCGTTATTATATTTGAAAAGACCATAACCATTTTTTTTATCTTCAATCCATTCACCAACATAAAAATTTTTATTATTAAAATTCATAAGTCCATTACCATGTTTTTTATCATTTTTCCAAATACCTTTATATTCATCACCATTTTTAAACTTAATTATTCCAAATCCATCTTTGTTTCCTTTTAACCAATTTCCATTGTATTCATATTTATTAAATAAATTATAATTACCTTCACCATTTTTTAATCCATTTTTTAAAGAACCTTTATAATAAAATTTTTTATGAAATAATTCTGTATTATCCAAAGTAATTAAATTTCTATTTTTTTTAAATTTAAATTTATTATTAAAAAAATAATATTCTTTTTTAATTTTATGATTATCATAAAACTCTTTAATCATATTTTCCAAAGTTTTATTTGGTGTCAATATTTTATCTTTTAATACAAGATTAGTCATTGGAGACTTTTTATTATCTTTTAACCATTTAGATATATTATCATATTCATATGTATGACCATCCGATAATAATACCGGGTTCATAAATATTTCATAACTAATTGGACAATAAAAATGATCAGGATAATCTTTATCTACAAAGTAAATATAATTATTCATTTTTAAATTATTATATAAAAAAAAATAAGTTTATTTCAATTTTTATTAATTAACGTTCATACTTCTTAACTGTTCAACTAAGTCATTTTCTTTATTATTATTAATATAAATAGTTCTTACTTTTACATCAGTCCAATCTTTACCATTTTTTTTTAATCCGATTTCATTTAAAAAAATTGCTATATCCTTATATGAAAAAATTAAATCTTTTTCTAAGATTATTTGATCTAACTCTATTTCTTTTAGTTTATAAGAATCAATAATTTTATTTAATAAAGTCTCGAATTTTCTTTTTTTTCTTAAAAAAAATTCATCTCTCAATAATTTTATTAATTCAATCACATTTTGTTCTTTATTAAATGGTTTAAAAATTCTATTACCATCTTTTGTTCTAGCAATTTTTTTTCCAAATGGAACTCTTCCAAATTCATATTGACCTTTATATTTATTTCTTCTAAATTTAACAGATGCAATTTGTTTATCACTTTTAGTATCTGATTCTATAGATGATAATGCTAAACCTAATAATAATTTATTCCATTTTTTAGAATATTCTGTATATTTATTAAAAGGATCTAGAATTATATCATCATTAATGAAATGTATTTTTTTTTTCTTTTCTCTGCAATTTAACAAAAACTTTATTCCTTCATATGAATCACGAGTTAATCTGTCAATAGATGATACACATATATCACCATAGCTTTTTTCTAATTCATTTAATGATTTTTTATTACCTTTATTATAAGAACTTCTTACTTCTGATAAATTATCTTCTAGATATAAATTTTTTTTTTCTGCATATTCTTCACATATTTTTTGTTGTTTTTCTAAGTTATTATCATCAGCAACTTTATTAGTAGAGCTTGATAGTCTACAGTAAGACATAATTGTTTTTTTGATAATATTCATATTTATACTATATAGAAAATATCTAAAAATGTAATTATTAATCAATTTTTTTATAACAAATTTATTTGACTGAATAATTAATTCTTCACTTAAATTATATATATATATATATATATGTATAAACTTAAATATTTAAAATATAAAAAAAAATATTTAAATTTAAAAAATAATTTAAAAGGTGGTACTAATAATTTACAACAAAATAATATATTTATGGCGGTACAAAATGGTGATATAGATCAAGTACAAAATTTAATTAATAATAATCCGGATGTTGTTAATCAAACAAATGATGATGGAGAAACACCACTTTTTACAGCTGTTGAAAAATTTGATATTGATATGATACAACTTCTTATTAATTTAGGATCTGATATTTATAAAACTAATAATAATAATACTACTATATTTCATACATTATTTATAAAATTAGGATCATTTTTAATAAGTAATAATGTTAATGAACAACAATTAACTCAAGAAATAAATAATAAGATATTTTCAGTTGTTCAAATAATAAACATATTTAAAGAAAAAGACCCATCTTTTAATTTTAATATAAAAAATTCAGATAATCAAAATATTCTGCAATCTGCAACATTTGCAATAACTCAAGATCAACAATTAAAAAAAAACAATTTAACTCAAGAAGATATAAATAATTTTACAGGTAGATTAAATATGTATGATTTTATAATAAAAAGTTTTATATTTGATAAGAATTCTATTACGGATGAAGATGGTCCAGGTGGTCAACCTGGAGTGTCTGCACAGTTTCATTTATTAAATAAAGGATATATTGGTAATTTTATAGATATTATTTTTAAAGAAAAATTAAACCAAAAATTAAGTAGACAAAGACGGTAATAATATATTTATATTAATATATAAAATCAAACTTACTAAAAATAAATAATTATAACATATAACTTTCTCTCTTCACAAACTTATTTGACTGAATAATTATATCATTTAATTCTTCACTTAAATTATCGTCCTTCTCCATATTAGTCATCTTAAAACCAGTTAACTTAAAGACAGAATTATCCTGAATTACTACACTACACTTTAACATAACACATTCACCTTCCTTCAACTCAATCAAATCTAATCTCCTTACTAACTTATTCTCTATACACTCCTTCATTCCAAATTTAATATTATTTAACGGCATATCAATATCAGATAACTTGAAAAAATTATCCTTCTTTAAATTTGTAATTTTACTTATTAACTCTTTACCCATCTTAGTTTTAAGATTATGCCATCTAATTGTCTTTTGATACAATTTACCATTATTTTTACTCAATACTTCCTTCTTTTTACTATCAGTTAATAAAATTGACAAATGATAAACCTCCCCTATTTTAAATTTACTATTCTTCTCAAACTCGTCATCCATAAATTCAGTTCCTTCTAAATCAAGTTCATGATCTTGTCTTACAACCCAAGATGGTTCATTAAATTTTTTATTATCTCTATGACACCAATCAAATTCTAATTTAGCATCATATTCGTGAAATACATTAGGTCTTTGAATTAATCTGAGATCAAAACAAGAGGCAACATTATGAATAATTTTTTCAAAATCTGGTAAATTCATATCAGGGGTAATATTATTAATACCAATTTTCATTGCCAATGTAGCGGCGTTCATTATTTTAGAGTCAATAAAAAAAGGATTATTAATTTTGATTGTATCCCCAATAGAAACAATATTATTATCGATATGACAAGCCATTTCAATTCTAACAATATCATCATCTTTTAATTGGTAATCATTATCAATATCGAAAGTGTTATGAGAGATAATTTCGTTTACAGAAATACAGGTAGGTAATACGATTGATTTTTCTAATTTTTTTTTAGTAAATATTTTTGATAGTTTATCATTAATCATTTCGTCACATAAATTAGAAATATATGAAATAAAATAGTTTTTATTACATAAATTTTTACATTCATTTAAAACTTCATTTAGTATTTTTGAAGCTTCTTGATATTTATTAAATTTACTTTGTTCCATAATTAAAATGTTAATTTTTTATTTAAATAATTTAATAAACGTAACTTTTTTTAATTTCTAAATATACATTTAAATAAATTTTGTCATATAAGTTTTTATCATAAATATTTTTATTATTATATTGTAAATCATGAAAAGGAAAAGTATCATCGATATCCTGATTTTTCATATTATTATAAAGAATATTATAATGAATACTTCTTTCATAAATTAGTTTATCAAAATTTTTATTATCAAATTTAGTAACTTTACAATATTTACTATCAATAGAATGATATTTAGAATCAAAATTTATAATATCATTTTTTAAATTAGGATATAAAAGTACATATTCTTCATACAATCTATCAAAAAAATTCAAATTATTTAATAAACTCTTTTTACTTTTATTATAATATAAATCATGATAATACAATTTATGTAAATTCACATAATCCTTAGATAAAATATAATTATGAATTATAACATTACTATCATAAGAATTAAATTTACTAAAATTACTAATTAAATTTTTTATTAACATAATTTTAATTATGTTATTAATTATTTAAATATCTTCTCTTTTTCCCTGTCCGTATATAGTATTTAAATTAATACTACTAGTTAATATTTTATTCAATTTTCCAACCTTTAAATTATTATTTTTTAATAAATTATTTATAAATGTATAATCTGCATTGATTTCAGAAGGCCAAAATGATTTATATTTACTATTATAACAAAAACCACAACTTGTAATATTACCTTTTTTAATTTGACCTTTTTTAGGTCCTATTATTTTATCCGCTCTAAAATAATCCCAAACTAAAAATATATCATCTGTTAAATAATCATTTATATATTTTAATGCATTATCATGATTAAATTTATCATCATCATCTAAAAAAATTATATAACCATCATTAACTTCTTTTAGAAGATGATTACAATAATCGTTATAATGATATTGATTATTATTAGATTTAACTTGTATAATTTTAAAATTTAAGTTTTTGTCATTAAGTTGATTAAGTATATATTCTTTAGTGAAATCGTTATCATATGAGATGAATAAATTTAGATTATGATAGTTTTGTTTTAAGATAGAATCAATATTATGTGAGAAGCAGTTAGGTCGATTAGAAGTTCGAATTAGTATATTAATTTTTTTAGGAGTAGTTTTTGGTATATAATTATTAATGTATGAGTTTTTGTTATTAGAGATAATTTTATTTTTATTAATTTTATATTGCATCATTTCTTTGTTGCATATTCTTCCTTCCCAGGAGCCGTATTTATGGTAATGTGTTTTTAGTTGTTCATCAGTAAAGTTTTTAAGATCAAAGTATAAATCTTTGTAAAAAGTGTAATCCATATAATAAAAAATATATTTTTATATTGTATGAGTGAGGAGGAGTTAAATAGTATTTATAAAACTAAGTTTAATAATTTATTTAAAATAAAAAAAAGTTGTATAAAAGATTTAGATAAATTAAATGAGAAAAAGGTTAAGGAAATATATAAATTAAAATTTGAGGATTTAAAGAATTATTTATTAAAATAAATATGAGTGATATTTGGATAAATAAATATAAGCCTGAAAATATCAAAGATATAATTGGTAATAAATGTAATATTGAGAAGATAGACAAGTGGATTAAAAGTGAAAAAAAGAATATGAGTTTGGTATTATCAGGATATCATGGTATTGGAAAAAATTTAATAGTAAGAAAAATTTTAGAAAAAAATAAATATAAATTCAAGTGGTTGGATTATAAAGATGAAAAGGCAAAAAGTTTATTTGAAGACTTGGTGAATTGTTTTACAGGAGAAAATTTAAGATTAATTAATTCAAAAAAAGATAAATTTATTTTGATAATAAATGATGTTGATAAAATTACTTTAAAAAATGAAAAATCTCGAATTAAAGACTTGGTTAAAATAAATCATACAAAAAAATATTTTCCTATAATTTTTATATCGAGTTTACTACATAATAAATTATTGACAGATATTTTAGAATTTGGAGATGATATTAAACTAAAACAACCTACAAATTTAGAATTATTAAATTTTTTAAATAAAATAATTATAAATGAGAAAATAAATATTTCAGATGAAAAAGTTAAGTTAAAAATAATAAAATTTTGTCAAAATGATATTAGAAGATTAATTTTAATATTATATGATATAAAAAATAGTTTTAATAATGATGATGATATTAATATTGATTCAATAAAGTATTTTATTAATAATTCTGAAAAAAAATGTAAGGATATTAGTTTATTTGATTCATCAAAATCTTTAATTAATAATTATACTAATATTAATGATAGTTTGTCAATGTATAGAGTAGATAAAGTATTAGTTCCTTTAACAATTCATGAAAATTTTACAAAATCTATATTTAATAAATATAATGAAAATAGTATTTATTTAGAAATATTAAATTATGTTACAGATTCTATTTCAAAAGGAGATGTTATAGAAACTAATATTTACACAGATCAAAATTGGTTTTTACATGATATACACGGATTTTATACTTGTGTTAAAACATCATATAATATTAATAAATATAATAAACTTTGTAAAGATTCATATTATGAGATGAGATTTAGTTCTGATTTAAATCAAACATCATTAAAAAATATTAATAAAAAACAAATATCTAATTTAACCAAAATATTTCCGAACAAGTCATTTAATGATATAATAAATTTAAATAAGATTATTTTCAATTTAGTAAAGAATGATAAAATAAAGGAGTTATATAATATAATGAAAGATTATGATAATAATATTAAAACTGTAGAAAATATTATTAAAATAGATAAAACTATGTCTAAAATTACAATATCACAAAAGAATAAAAAAATATTTAATTCCTTTGTAAAAAATAAAATTTAATAAAAATCATCTTTTTCAAAATCAGATTGTTCGTTATCATTATATTTTTTATATAATTTTTTTAAACGTTTTTCTTCTTTTATTTTAGCTTTTTCAGCATTTTCTTCTGCTAATTTTTTTTTCATTTTATTATTTAATTCATCCATACCATTATTTGATTTAACTTTATCAAGTGGACTTAACCAAATTGATCTTTGTGGGGTGTTTTTAAATACTGTAGGTTGAATTAAATCTGGAAATTCATTTTCTTTATCTTTTTTTAGTTTTTCTAATTTTTCTTCTAATGATTCTCTTTTAGTTTTTGACATATATTTTCCGCTATTTAAAATTTCATTTATTTCATCTATTTGAACTGATAATGGTTTAATTTTAGGTTTAATTTCTTCTCTATTATTTTCATTTAATTTATCATTTTTTTTTTTATTATTAAAAAATTTTTCAAAAGCATTTCCATTAGTATTTTCATTTGATTTATTTCTCCAAGACATCTTAATATAAAATATTTATATTTATTTAAATATATTACAATTCAATTTTTTTATTATTATATATATATATATGGTATATAAATATAAAATTAAATATAATAATTATGATTTAATTGGTGGTGAGAAAAAATCTGATCCAACTATTCAACAAAGTATTTTTAATCCTGAAAAATTAAATTATATGGAACCTTCTAAAACTACTCTTTATAAAATACCTAAAGGAACAATTCTTTACCATGGATCTTTAACAAAAGAAGCATTTAATCCTTATGATATTAGATTAGGTGAAGATAGGTTAGTTTCTTACTTTTCTCCAAATAAAGGTTTAGCTGCTGATTACATTGTAGGGTGTGCTCTTTATCCAACCAAATCTGGTTTCTTACATAAATTTAGAGTTAAAAAAGATATTGAAAAAATATTAATTGTATCTACTCATGATAAACAAGCACATTGGTCTTTAGAATTTTTAGAAGATAGTTTTTGTTCTAGAAAATTTAGAATTCAATTAGATGGTATTGGCTTCTTCTTCCCAACAGGAATAGAAGATCAATCTTATGATAATAATAAATATTTTGATTCAGAATTTGCTGTATGTAATCCAGATGAATATTTAGAATATGTATCTACTCAGAGATGTGTTTCAGTCAGAAAATTAACAAAAGAGTATCATTTTTCTAAATAAATTTTTTTAAATCTTGAATTAATGGGTTTATATATTTTTCATTAAAAAATATATCATAATTTATCTTCTCATCATTATTATATATTTCATATAAATCATCCATAATATTTATACCTAAATTATTATTAATTATTCCTAATTCTAGAATTTTAATTACTTTTTCATATTGGTATAAGGGAATTTTTTTTTCTTTTAAATTTAAAAGGAGTTCAATCATTTGAAAAATATAATTTTCTGTAACCATTTTATCAATACTAATATATTTTATAAAAAAATCATCAGGTTTATTTTGATTAAAATTAAAATCTAATATTAATTTGTTAATAATATCTGAATAAATTATGATGTTATTATTATCATCTATTTTAAAACAATTATTTAAAAGATAATCTTTATTTATAGAATCATATCCTAAAGATATTATATTATATTGTTTTATTTCATCAATATCAAAAAAATGTGCAAAGTCGAAAATTATATAATTTCTATTATTAAGATTATTTAGTTCATCTTTATCAAAATTTTTAAAATGAATATTATCTTTATCTTTATCATTTGGAGTTTGGATATCTTTTTCTATTAAAAAATCATCATATTCAATAAAATTAAAATTATCATCTTCATTATAACAATTTTTCAATCTTGTTATTAAAATATTTTTATGATATTTATTCAAATTTACATCATCTTTATCTATTTCACTTAAACTATCATAATGTGAAATTTTAATTCCATTTGGTAATTTAGTCTTAATTATTTTTTTTATATCATTATTCCATTTATTAAATATATTTAAATTTCCTGAATCTAATATTCCAATTGTAATTATTTCTGCTTGCATATTTTTATTTAATTTTTTACTATTACTTAAATTTGAAGACACTGAACTTGAATTTGTAGAGCTTGAATTTGTAGAGCTTGAAGATCCACCTTTTGTAGAATAACTAATTTTTCATTTCATATATATATATATATATAATATAATTAGTAAAATTAATATTTAAGTTAATATTTCAATTTTTATAAATTTAATTAAATATAGTAATTCCATTATCTTTAATATAAATAGTCTTTTCATATTGTGCTACCACACTTTTGTCTTTAGTTTTTAAAACTGGATATTTTGTTATATAATTACTATCTGGAATTTCAAAATTAAACCATCTTGGACAAAAAGCTAACGTACTCCTATCTTGAAATATTTTACTCAAATATTTATTATTATAAAAATTTTTAACATTTCTTGACTCAATCATGTAATGATTACATTCTTGGGATTCATAAATTAAACCATCCCCAGTTGTCGGAAAAGTTTCGATTGCAAATATTTCTCCCTCTAACATCCTTTCTTTATAATTAATTTTTATATTTGGAACTGCCTTATTAACATGAATTATATAAGGTGCAATATTATGACCACATAAATCATAAATAGATTTTATTTTATAAATTTTATTATCAATAATTATTTCTTTACTTTCGATGTATTCTTGAATTATTTCTCCAATATCACCAAGTATTGCATCAGGACCAGAATTTTTTATTGCTAAATTAGTTGCACCAGTACTTATATCAATTAATGAATTATATTTACCACTAGGGCACCAAGAGAAAGCGCCATCAGTAATACATCCATTAATATGAACACCGAAATCAATTTTAATAATATCGTCATTATTTAGGGAGGGGTTATTATTTAAAGATGGAGTAAAATGGGCAGCAACGTCATTAATAGAAATTCCAACAGGAAAGGCAATTCCTGCTTGTAGTGGATTATTTTTATCATATTTAGTTAAAGTTTTAATATTTTCTTCAATAAAGATTGTAATATCTAATGCAGTTTTAAAGTTATGGTAATTTTCTTTAATTTTTGTTTGAATAATTTTATGAATAATTCCTGATTTTTTAAAATCATTATACATAATAATTTCAATAAATAACTATTTAACTAATTTATTTTTATACTTTTTATGATAAATTATTTAATTGTTCTAATTTTTTTAAATCATTTAATTAATCTGATACTTCAAAAACTTTCATCAAATGACCTAAACCTAATTGATTTATTATATGTTTATTGGAATCAAACATATTTGGCATTGATTAAATTAATTTAATAAATTTCTTTAATTTTTAATAATATTTTATATATAAATATATATATATGAAATATAAATTTAAAATTCAATATAAAAAATATATTAAGTTTGGAGGTTCTAATACAGATCAAGAATTAGGAATTACTAGTAGTACAAATTCTAGTAATAATAGAGAAATTCAAGATTTTTTAAAATTTCCAATTATTAGAAGTAGAACTGAAGATGGTTTGTTTGAAGGAGATGGTGCTAGAGGTAATGGGTATTGTTCAATATGGTCAATTTTAATTGGTTGGTCTTTACTTAATCGTAATATATTAATCATAAATGAACAATTTTTAGGAGATACTAATCAACCTATTAATATGAACGATTTAGTTAATATAATTATAAATACAGCTAAAACTCTTAATAATTTAATGGGTGAAAATACTACTTTAGAAATAGAAGGATTTACTTTCTCGAAAGGAGAATTAGAAATGCTAATTTTTCAACTTGAGCTACCATATTTAGACCTCGATAGTATTCAAGGAAGAGCACAATTTCAAATTTTAGCACTATTACTAGGTGTTGAAATCAAAGTTCATGATGAAAGTTCTAATATAATTGATCATATAGGAAATCCTGAATATGATACTATTAGAGTTAGTACAAATGGGATTCATTATCATATTAGAAACAACAGACAGGATACAAATCTTGATCATTTTACTAACAGATATTGGTGGAATTTACAATGGGTAGGATTAGAAGAAAAAGAAGGACTTGAACATTTAAGAGGAAAACAGATTATTCCATACATTCAATAATTACATCTTAATAATACTTATTTAAATTATTCTAGATTCTTTGAAATAATTATACATAATAATTTCAATTAACTAATATAAAACAAGTTATATTATATAAAAATAATTTTTTTAAATTGTTAATTTTTTAAATTCTTCTATATTTTGATCAATATTATTATTTAATATTCGATTTTTTAATATTTTTTTAATTTTGTTTATTTTTTCTAATTTTTAAACTATCAATAATACAATTATTAATCATTTGATAATAATCTTTATTTGAGAAAACTAAATTAAATAATTCCTCTCCAGAATATTCCCATACTTCTGGACTATCTGATACCTTTTTTTTATAATTTTTTCCATTTACAATTCCAATTAAACATAAAGAATCACTATATTTATTTTTTACTTTTTTTAACTTATTTACAGTTGATTCCCTACTTGAAGAATTCATTGTGTTATATTTATTTTTTACCTCAATGAATACTGAATAATCTTTTTTCATCACATCTACTTTTAAACTTTTATCAACATCATTTGCTTTACAATAATCTTTTACATTTTCTAATAAATATTGATGTAATTCACCTATTTTATTGTTAATTTGTTTATCCTTTAATCTTTTATTATCAAATTCAATCCATTCTTCTTCTGTTAATCCATAACAAATCTTATCTGATTCTTTTTTAATTTCATCTATAATTGTTTTACTTCTATCTACTTTTTCTTCATATAAATTTATTATATTATCTACGTAAAAATTTTTTATTAATTCATTTAATTCAACAGAATTCATAATATTCTTATTTTTTACTATTGTTAATATTAATAAATTATTAATCAATTTTTTTTTTGTTATTTGATCTAATGTTTTTTTTATATTACAACCTATATAATATCCTAACATACAAGGAACTGCATTTCCAATTTGTTTATATATACTGCTTATTGAACCTTCAAATACAAAATTATCTGGAAATGTTTGAATTCTTGCATATTCTCTTGTTTTTAATGGCCTTGTTTCACTAGGATGACATCTTTCTGTTTGTTTTTGACAAGGTGATGTTGTTAATGTTAAACTTGGTTCATCCCAACTTAACCTTCTTGCTATTCCTCTTTTACCACCTCCTGAATTTAAACTATTACCCATATATTTTTTTTTTACATCTTCTGGTAAATTTATCCAACATCCTCCTTGAGGTACTAATTCCATTACTTTTCTTTTTTCTTCTGAATATTTTATTCCTTCACTTTCTGGAACTTTTTTTAAAGCATCTTTCATTGTTAAAATATTTTGATTTGGCTCTGGATATTCAAATTTAACATTCATTGTTGTTCCTATTATTATCAATCGTTTTCTTTTTTGAGGAACATTAAAGTCTTTTGAATTTAATACTTTATAATATACATTATATTCACGTTTTTCTAATTCTTTTATCATTAATTTTAATGTCTCTCCTTTATTTATACTTGTTAATCCTTCTACATTTTCTATCATAAACATTGGAGGTTCTATTTCATCTAATATTCTTAAATAATCATAAAATAAACCACCTTTTTCTTGATCATTTAAACCTTCTCTTTTTCCTGCAGTACTATATGATTGACAAGGAATTCCACCAACAAAGAAATCTATAATACCTTTAAATTTTTTACAATCTATTTTTCTCATATCAGATTCAATTATTTTTTCTACATCAAAATTTTTTTTTAATGTTTTTACACAATTTTTATCAACTTCTATTAATAATTCACCTATTAAACCAGAACATTCTAAACCATAACTTAATCCTCCACATCCTGCACAAACTTCTAAGTATTTATATTTTTTTTCCATAATTTAACTATATATAATCTAACATTATATATTTATATATATTCAAATTTTTTCAATAACTTGCATCAACTAATAATTATAAATTATATAATAACTATTTAACTAATTTATTTCTATATTTTAATGATAAATTATTTAATTTTTCTAATTTTTTTAAATCAAATAATTCATTCGATATTTCATAAACTTTCATCAAATGACCTAAACCTAACTGATTTATCAATGGTTTATTAGAATTAAACATATTTGTCATTTCTTTAATTTTTCTATCCCATTTATCATTAAATAAATTATCATAACAAATTCGTAAAAAAGAATGAAATCTTCTTACTTTTAAATTATGTTTTTTACTTAAATCAGGTAACTTAATTCTTACATTTTCTAATATTTTATCTTTTAACTTTTTTTTCTCTAACTCTGATTTTTTACTTAACGTATCAAACCAATCTGGTTTACCTCGTTTTGTCCATTTATCATTCTTACATTTAAAATCTACATAAACATATCTAAAAGCAGTTATATCATCAAAATATTCACCATACACTTTTACATTATTTGTAAATTTTATTTTAGTACGATTTTTCTTTTTTATCGATTTTGGAAAATTATTCTTAAACCATAATATTACTTTCTCACATTTATGTTCATCTTTTTCAAATCTAAACTTGTATTCTTTTAATAATTCTTCTGCTAATGATAAACAATACTTATAATTATTTATACTAGATAATGCCCAAACATAAGGAGCTAAAGTATCTCCAATTAAAGAACTTTTTTTATATGGAGGTATATTTTTTTCAAAGTTATGATGTATTTGAGATAATATTTGTAATATTTCTATTAAAATTTTATTAACATGTTTATCACAATAATATTGTGCACATAATTTAGGATCTTTATCTAAATAAAAAAAATTTACCATATAATATATTATTATAATAAACCTATTCTAAATTCACAATTATTAAAGAATTCCTTATTTTCTATATTTAATATATCACCATATTTATTAATAAATCTATAAATAAATTCACCATGAGATACTATTGCTATATTTTCATAATCATCATTATTCAATAAACTAAATAATTTTAATAATCTTTCTTCTACTTCTTCGTCATTTTCTAAATTATTTTTAATTTCATTTATACAAAATTTAATATTAGTAAATTTATTTTTTATATTTTCAATAGATTCACAATAATCACAATTATTCTTAATAACTTCTCTAATATAATCTATTGATATAAATTTATTATTTAGGTCAAATGAGTTTAGTGCTGTTTCAATTGTTCTAATTAAAGGTGAAACATAAATTTTATCAAATTTAATGTCTTGTAACTTAGTTTTAAGTTCTGTACATTGTGACAAACCCTTTTTTGTTAATCTTGGATATAATAATTCATAATTATCTAAATTATGATAACCTTCTCCGTGTCTAATAAAATAAATATTTTTCATCTTTTATAATTACTTCTTTGACTAATCTTTATGTGATTTATTTTTTTTTAACCAATCTTCAAATATTTTTATAGCTTGATCCATATCTTTATTTTTATATGGATGGTTTTTTGCTCGTCCGATCATAGTGGATACTACATTTTTTTGGTATTTAATTGGTTGATCTTTAATTTTATTAATTGTGTAAAGTGCTTTTTCTTTATTTTTGAATCCTAGTCCAGTAATTGTATTTTTAGGATCATAATCTGAATAAAGGGACAAATTTGTTTTAGGTTTATAATCGCTCATCGGCATTTTATCAATAATATCAAATATTTTTTTAGGGTAAATTTTGTTAAAATCGAAAGATGTTACACCATCAAATCCAATTAGTTGAATTTTAAATTTATTATTTTTATTTCTGTTAATGAGTAATTTTACGTAACGTTTATGAAATTCTTTAATATTATCTTGATAAATTTCTTTATTTAATTTATATTTCTCATTTTGATAATTATCAGTATGAATAACTAATAATCTAAATTTAAATTTATATTTTTTATAATCCATTATTATATGAAAGAAATTTTTAAATTAAAATCAAAAATATATAAAAAATATGATGCTAGATATATTAAAATTTCTAAAAATCAAATGCGAATTTTAGAATCATTATATGTTGATGGCTCTCATGATAAAAAATATTTGGATAGTAAAAAAAAACTTAGATACTCAGAACATTCAGGACTATTAGATTTTGGAAAATCTACTCTTCAACGTTTTATTATTAATGCTAAACAAAATATTAGTGATAAATATGATGATAACATTTTACTTCCTGACAATATGCCAGATGCATTTGATTTCGAGTATATGTTTCATACTCATCCTTCTACACCATCGCCTGGTTCTCGAGTTAAGGAAGGTTTTTTGTATGAGTTTCCAAGTGTATCAGATTTTGAGCATTTTATTGATCATCATAATTTGGGTAATATTCAAGGTTCAATGATAATTGCTCCAGAGGGATTATATATAATAAAATGTATAGATCCAACAAAAAAAATTAAAATTAATGAACAAGAATTTGAAACTTATTTAGAAGACGAGATGGAGAAAATTCAGGATGATGCGATTAAAAAATATAAAAATAGATTAAATAAATTTAATGAAATTATAGCGAATGATACTATATATATCGATAGATTAAATTCGTTAATTAAAGAATATAATTTAAAAGTATTTTATAAGCCAAGAATTAAATTTAATAAAAAATGGATATTAGATGATTTATATTTAAAAGTAAAACCAGTTGAATAATTCGTTTTTTTTTAATTATAGTAAAAATATTATATAAATTATATATATATATATGAGTAATATTTTAGTATGTGTAATTTTTGTAATTTTGATTTTAGGTGTTATTTATCAACTAATTTTGAAAAAAGAAACTTTTGAAAATGATAGTGGATCTAATTTAAATGGATGTTATAAAATGGATACTAATATGTGTAGTCCAGATTGTTGTGGTACTCAGTGGCCTGTAAGTTTTGATGTTGAAAAAGATTCTAGAATTAAAGAGGGTGAATTAGGAGACAAATTTATTAGTACTAATATGTCTTGTTTAGGAAAAATGGGTACAGGATGTGTTTGTGCATCTAGAAGTCAATATTCATTTTTAAGTGACAGAGGCACCAATGCCTAAATTAAATTTATTTTTTATAAATTAATTTAATTTTGGTTAAATTTAATAAAATAATTTAATATTATTATATATGAATTTTCTAGTAGAAACAAAAAATGAATATACAATTCAGTTAATTAATATATTATCACCTCATATATTTGAAGGTTTTGAATCAATTTATTTAGAATCAAAAAAAATAATTAAGAAAGGAGAAGAGAAGAAAATTTTAAAAGCATTTCAACAATTTATAAAAAGAGTACCTTCTTGGAATACTAATTTAATAGATAATGAAACAATTAGAATAAAAGCTGCAAGTAAATGTGATTTCCTACATAATTTACTAAAAGCAGTTATAAAAGCTAATATTGTTCTTTTGTCTAATTCGAGATTAGAAGATATTAATATTGAGAAAAAATATTTAGATATTCCATTAGATAAATTTATTCATAGATGTTATATTGAGTGTGCAAGACAATTTTATAATACTCCTTATTTATTTTATCACGATATTAGACCTATCGAAAGAAAGAAACATCAAAGAGAATGTTATGATATAATAAAATTAAGTATAAAAGAAGCTATTAGAAAAATGCTTCCTGTTAATCATATTTTAGATAAATATTTAGGTTCTAAAATTGAACCAATCTTAATTGAAGTTGATAAACCTTTATCTAAAACAGAAACAGAAAATTTAAAAGATTTAGTAAATTATGATTTAAATATACAAAAAAATGATACACCTAAATATACTGAAATTAATTCAGATAACGATACTAATAAAATTTTAAATGAATTAAAAAATAGTATGATTAAACCTATTTCTGAATATTATAGTGAAAATAAAAATTCTATACAAAATGAACTTACTGTTAAAGATTTAAATACACAAGCTACAGAAATTATCGAAAATAACTTTGATGAAGCTATTAATAATTTAAACTCTGATATTGAAAGTATTCTTATTATAGATACTGATGCACAATATGAAGACGTATTTAGCAATAATGAAAATAATAAAAATTATTTAGATTCTAAAAAAAAAGATATGCTAATTTCAAAATTTAATATCTCATAAAAATATATTATTATATATATGGATATTAATAAAACAAATCCAATTTTATACGGTCTAATAGCAGGAATTATTACTTATGTTATACTATATATTGACGTTAATTTTGAAAATAAAAGATTTAATTTTAAAAAATCTGAAGTTGATGGTAAATGCATATGCCCAAAATTTTATGTCACACTTAAAGTACCAATTATGATAGGCGCTCTTGTATGGACTATAATATCATATTTTTATGATTTAAATCAAGAACAAGAAATTAAAGATATTTTAAGTAATAGTACATCATTATTTGATCAAGATTTATTTACAGATATGCCTGATTTTTAATATATTATAATATATATGTCTAGTTTTAAGGATATTAATTTTGGTAGTGAGTGTTTACAATTAGATAAATTTGATTTAAGAAATTTAGTTTATGATCAGAATGGAGATTTTTTAAATCCTAGGATAGCAATTATTGCCAAATCTGGATCTGGAAAAAGTTGGGTTATAAGAGATATATTAAGTTATTTAAGAAAGATACCTTGTGGTGTTATTATTGCTCCTACTGATAAAATGACTGGTTTTTATAATGATTTCTTTCCTGTAACATTTATACATCATGAATATAAAGAAAGTACTATACCTAGATTACTTAATAGACAAAAAATGATTTTAGAAAAAAATATTAGAAGAAAAGGTGAAGGTAAAAGACCTATAGATCCAAGATCTTTTCTTATTATGGACGATTGTATGAGTAGTAAACATCTTTGGTTAAAAGATCCAAATGTTTTATCTATATTTAATGAAGGTAGACATTATCAATTAACATTTATTTTATCTATGCAATATTCATTAGGAATTCAACCTGAATTAAGATCAAATTTTGATTATGTATTTTTATTAGGTGAAGACTTTATTAATAATAGAAAAAAATTATATGAACATTATGCTGGTATGTTTCCTTCTAGAGAATTATTTGATCAAGTTTTTATGCAAGTAACAGATAATTATGGTGTTATGGTTATTAATAATAGATTAAGATCAAATGATATTAGAAAAAAAGTTTTTTGGTATAAAGCACATAAACAAGATAAAATAAATATATGTTGTGAAAAATTTAAAAGATATCATGAAATAAATTTTGATCCTAATCATGATAAAAGATTACCTTTTATTGATATGACCTCCTTTGGTAACAAAAGAAGATCACAAATACAGGTTGTTAAAAATGAAGAAAACTAATAACTATTTTTTATCTGTTTCTACAAACGAACCTATCCAAGGTGATGAACTCTCAAACATCGATCCAAAAATATCTTTAATTGGAACTGGTGATTCTTGTTCTTCTTTAAATGTTCTTGGTACATATCTGTACTCTGTTTTTTTAGCATCACACTTAAATGTACTTTTAGTTAAATCAATAGTTATAAATATTAAAGATATAGTAAATAAAATTAATAATAATATTTTTCCATTAAACATATATATATATATAAATATATTTTATATATATATGAATTTTAAAAAATTTATTTTTTTATCTTTTATAACACCATTTATCGAACCACTAAAATTAAATTATTATATACAAACTGATCTTAATAATTATGAGCTATTTACTAATAATAATTTAAAAACAATACTAAAATTAAATGAAGATATAGAATTTACTAATAATGATATTGTATCTTTCGATTATAATTCATATGTTACTGGAATTAGAGTAAAATCTAAAATGACATTATTTAAAAATTATGAAGAATTTAAAATTCAAATAAATAACCACTATATGAATAATACTATAACATTTAAAAAAAATAATCATGATACCTTACATATTAATCTGGTTTCAGATTCTAAAATGAATATACCTAGATATATTCATAAAAAAATACTTAATAAAAAAATTAATCAAATTATTAATACAATACAAACTCTATAAATTATTACTCTCCTCATTTAACATCATCTCATATTTCTTTTTCGCTTCATCTAACTCAGTATTTAAACTAGTATTATCTAATGATTCATCCAATATTTCATTTAATAAATTATCTTTCTCATCATTATTCTTTAATTCACTATTCTCTGATGAATTAAACATTTTCACCTTTTCCTGATTCTCCTTATGTGCCTTCATTAAATTATTTAACTCATCATTCGCATACTCGAAATCATCCGCATTATCTGAATTATCCTCCCACGCTACCCAATGACCAATGTTCCCTACATATGTATTAATCGTACTCTCCACATTATATAAACTCTTACATCTATCCTTCGCTTCTTCCTCATTATTATACATCCCTCTTACCTTAAAACCCCTGATCTCTAAATTATTTTCCTTCTCTAACTGATCTGGTGTTAAAAATGAAATACAATAATACTTCTGATCTGTTACATCATCCTCTTTTAAATAATCTATCTTCTTTCCACTCTCAATTATTACCTCAGATTTTAAAACATCATCTTTTTCTTCTTTAGGACTAATAAATGTAGTATCATCATAATTCGCTTTTCTTTTTTCATGATTCTCATTTGCAACCTTTCTTTCATCTAAATATAATTTCATTAATTCATTTAATTCATCATTTAAATCATCACCCTCTTTAAAATCATCTTTATATGCTATCCATTTTCCTACTTCTATCGCAAAAATTGGAAAGTCTTTTTCTTTTTTATGAAATTTATTTGCTTCATCATTTGCTCTTGCACTTGAACTATAGATACCTTTAATTTTTAATAAAAATTTATCACAATTTTTTACTAATTTAGGTGTAATCAATGATACCACTGCCCATGTCTGGTTATTTATTACTGGATCTTCAATTAAAAAATCTGTCATTATTTATATAAATATAATTTATCTTTAGATAAAAAAAAATTATATTTTTTATAATTTACTAACGTTTCTAGAATAAATATTATCATAATAATTATTTCCTCCTCCACTTTGAACGTCTAATGATTCAATTGTCAAATAATCTGGAAACTCAACTGAAGTAACAGTATTAAATTCTTCTTCTTTTTTAAATAAATTTTTAAAAAAACTCAACATATATAATACTAAATATTTTTTAATAAAATTTATTATAAAAAAATTAATTTTTTCTTTTGATAATAATTTAATGAATCTAAAATATTTTTATAATGAATATAATCATCAAATATTGATTTTTTATTTATATATAAAAATTATGAAATACATAAAAATTATTTAGAAATTTAGTCTTTTCTCTAAATAAGAATTTAATAAATTAAAAATATTAGAATAATCACCATAATTATTGTAACAACTATTAACAATTTTTTCTTGATCTTTTTTATAATTTAAAATTTGTAAACCTACATTATATATTTCTTCAAAAATAAAATTAATATTTTTACTAAAATAAAAATCATTATCTATATCTATTTTTTCTTTTAACTTAGAATATATTTCTAAAATCTTCGAACAAAAAACTAATCTTTCATTTTCTAATTTTATATTATTTAATGTACTGTTATCGATTTTTGTGTTATTAAATATATCTATTTCACTATGTTTTTTTTTTTTTTTTTTTATATGGATATCTTCCTGGATAATTAATTTTATCTTTTATAATTGAATCATTACTACAACTATCACTAGAACGATATTTATCATGACTTTCTATTAATAAATTTATATCTTTTATATTTTTTAAATCTTGTAATTTTTCATATGTAATTACATTTGCAAATTCTAAAATATGATTTGCATAATTTATTTTTTTAATAATAAATTTTAATTCATCAATTTTATCATCTAATTGATAAATTTTTTGTGAAATTTCTATATCTTCTGTAAGACTTGTGTTACCATACATGCTTTGATCTATTAACATTATAAAAACTAGTAATATTAAATAAAATTTCATTGATGTTAATTTTAGTTTTTTATTATAAATATTATAATTTCAATTTTTTAAACTTCATAATTAGGATACTTATTAATAACTTTCTTCTTAAATAAGTCGTAATTTTCATCATACGATTTTGATTTATTTACCTTCATTTTCAAATTAAATCGATTATTATCAATTCTATAATCTAAAATAAAAAACGATTCTTCATCATTTTTTTTTTTTAATCTAATACCAACAGGTAGTTCTTT